TTGGATGCTCTTAATATCATTACAATCTAAAACAAATTTTTTTGAGAATAAGGTCAGTGAGTACGCTTTATCAAATCGTAATATTGATTGTGATATATTTGAATTGTCTTCTGTATTCTAACCAAGTTTATTAAATCTTTCTTTGAGTATTTTATCATTCGTTTCAGTATTAATAGACCAAGAGTTTAAAAAATCATCAAAGCATTCTGCTATGTAATCTTTTGTTAATTTTTGATTTTTAATTTGATAAGTAAAGAAGTAATCACAAAGAATACAAAATCTACCACAATTTTCACTTTTAATATCCTGTATTTGTCTGTTAGAAAAAGCAAAAGGAGAAAAAGGTTTTAAAAAATCTCTTACTGGTTCTGGAGGTGAAATACCGAAACTATCAAAATAAATCGCCACTCCTGTAGAAAAAATCCTAATAAAAACCCAGTGTGTTCCTGAACCCTTATCGTGGTCTTCCATATTAACATAATAACTACCAACCATACGACGCTGTGGTAATTTATCTTTGCTAAACACACCAATAATAGGTAATTTAAGTCCATTCGCAATTTCTTCAATATCAAAATTAGTAATCATACAATATATTATATAGTATGATTTTATCTTTTAATTTTATGTTTTAAAGCATCAGGAACAATACATCCTATATCACTTATTTTTGTTAATTTACTAACTGGAATATATAATTGTTTCTTTTTACTATTAAAGGTAGTATAACTTTCTCCATATTCAAAACCATCCTTTTTAACAACAGCATCTTTACCTCCAATAGCATCATAATTTTCTTGAGTTAATTCCCACTCATACAATCCATCAACAAATCCAAATAAAAAAAAGTATCTTTTGTCGGTTTCATCCCTTTCCCAATTAAGAACTTTATTAAAACCAATCATAGTTGTAGAATAAGTATTAAGATAATTAGTTCTTGATTTGAGTTCTACTTTTGTCTTATCACTATCCCAGTCATAAATTATAAAGTGAATTTTTTTACAACTTCTTTTTACATCCCCATACTTTTCAAAAATAATAGGTTCATACTGTTCTTCATTCAAATCACCCATAAATACATAAGGACGATTAGAGGGTTTCACAAGGCGGTGGAAGTAGGAGGCAGGAGGCGTTGGGTAAGATTTTGAAATACTTTTCATTCTTATATATATTAAATATTTTATTTCTTTATATCAAAATTTCTATAATATATATATTAAATAATTAATTTAGTTCTTTTAAAAAAAGAACTTACAGAAAAAGGAAGGGTCGTAGGGAAACCTTTGGTTTCCTACTTTTTAGCGAATAATTTGTGAAGATTGAATACCTCTTGTAGGGATAAAGGGTGTCATAGCAGGACTATTTTCTTTAAGATAAGGACTGCCTAATTGAATAGGTGTATCAATACCTCTACCAGAAATACCAGACGGATATAATCCACCTCCAGCAGCGACAAAACTCCCTCCGCTCTTAAGAGAAGCAATAGCATTCTGGTAAGGTTTAGATAGATAAGCAGTTCCACAACCATTACGAGTTGATACATACTTTCCACCTTTGCCTCTCATTAGCAACGCTTCAGGATTTTTATTTATTACAGGTATTTTGATAGGACTTTGAGCGTCTAAAACATCTGCTACAATATTCTGTGGATTTGCTACATACTCCTTAACCTTACCCTTAAAGGCACGTGGAATTGTTTTCGTAAAGAAATCTTCAAAAGCACCTTTGCCCTTCTTTTTTGAACGCCTTTTTTTCATACCCTTACCTACTAATGCTGGACCAATCACTTGATTACCGAGTTTATATCCTAAATCAAAAGGATTTACTTCTGGAATAGGTGCGAATGCTCTACCCATATCATGCCCTACTTTTGGTAAAGTTTTAGTAAAAAAATCCTCAAACAATCCCTTACCAGTCATTCTATTTACTAAATCTTCTCCTTGTTTTAAAGTATGTCTAATACCCTTATTTTTTACTATAGAAGACATAATTTTTTTAGCACTAGCAGGTAATAAAGATAGTGCTTCTTTTGCTTCTTTCATTATCATATCTGGTTTGATAGTAATAGCACCACCTTTTTTAAGTGTTCTTTTTTGTGCTGGAGAAATCATAATAGGCAACGCCATACCACCTTTTTCACCAGAATGTACTTCATCTCTTTCTAACATACTGGGAGCAATACTGATACGACTTTTCGCTTGGGGAACTTTCATAACTTCCATTCTTATATATAATTGTATATATAAAAATCTAAAAAAATATTGCTAAAGCACGAGTTATGCTATTGTTTTCTTGAGTTTTTAATAAGTATGAATATTAAAAAAATTCGTATTATATCTATTGAACTCTCGCACCTGTTCTCACGTCAACAACCACTTGGCGTTCAAACTCAATAAAGACCATAAATTCAATAGTTTGAGGAGAGTTATTGACACCAGACACTTGAACTGCTTTGGCGACACCATCCTCACTAGGAATAGAACGACCAGCATTACCATAGTAGTATCTGTAAAGACCTTCAAATTCAGCAAATCCAATAAGACCTGAAGCAAGAGAAGTTGTCAAACTGCCGTTCAACTGATTAGAAGAAACAAGTTGCTCGTAGAAGGTTTCATAATCATACTGAAGATTGTTAATAAATAAGTTCTTACCAGAAATCTGGATTTGGAAGTTAGTAATAGAAATTGGGTCAGGAGTTCCACCAGTAGTAGCAAAAGGCGAAAGAAGGGTTGAGGTTGTTTGTCCTGCGATAGGGGCAGTCGTAGCGTATGCTGAAGCAACACCATTAGACGCTTTGGGAAGGAGAGGAATAACAAGAATACCACGAATATTTGGAATACCATTAGTGACAAGAAAAGAGAAAGTTTGTCCTGATGCTACACCAGTAAAAGAATACTGGAATAAATCATTATAGACGATTTTCTTGGTTGGCGTAAGGGATAAATAACGCTGTTCCGCAATTGGCGACATAACGTATGCTGGGGCGTATAGACGAACACTTGTGACAGGGGCAGATACAGAGGAAGTAAATTGTCCTGATAAGAATTGGGTTCTAACAATAGAAAGACCAATCTTAACGCTTTCAGCAGCAGCAGGAGTAGTGTTGGCGATAGGAACAAGAGCAGAAGCACCTTGTCCTATATCCATAGAAGAAATCATAACAGGGTTCGTTCCACCACCACCAAGAATAATAGGTGTAGAGGTGAGAGCAATACATCCAGTTTGGGATTGTGCTAAAGAAGCACCAGCAGCAGCAGCAACAACCGAAACAGCACCAGAAATAACAGGAGCAGCAGCAGCAATAGTGAAATAAACCTGATTGGTATTGATGTAGATACGCATAGTAGAACCCTTAAGAAGAGGACACTTCTGGAAGAAATCAGCAACATCCTTAAGACGAATAACCGCATCAAAAACAATAGAACGAGTAGTTGCTGCCTTTTGGACGTAGGACTGGAAGATTTGGTTATATCCAGAAGAAGAAGAAGTTAATCCACCTGAAGTAGCAAGAAGAGAAACTTGGTTAGAAGTTAAAGAGTTTGCTAGGGTAGGAACAGTAGCAGCAGGTAAGTTAGAAAGAGAATAGTTCAACCATTCAATTCTTTGTTTAAGACCACAGTTGTGTTGTTGGCGAATAAAATCACTATCATCACTAGCAGGTGTATCGTGAAAATTTACAAAAGGAGATACTGCTGTGATAGGCATAACATTAGTGACAGCAGCAGTGGTGTTCGCTGATATAGTAGCAGTAGAAGGAATACCAGCAGCATAAACAATCGCAGAAACATAAGTTCCAGTAGGAATACCTGGACCAAAAACCATCATACCAACCTCAAGAACACCTGAAGCAGTAGTAATAGCAGTAACGGCAGCAGCACCATTCGCAATTACAAAAGAACCTGTGAAAACTCCATAAGAACCAATTGTGATATAAGGAGTAATTCTGTTATTACAGAAACCCTGTCCTGATGTATTCATAAAGTTAAGAAGCGAGGCAGCAGTATTGTTATTGTTGTATAACCAAGAACGAGCAGTATCAGGGCAAAAACCACAGACAGCACCCCAGTTAGTAATATCATTCTGCGACCAACTTGTAAGGTTCTTAAAGGAACAGAACACATTCAAGAAAGGAGTTTGTTGGATAATACTTCCATTATTGAACTCAACACTCATAGAGTGAAGTATCTGCCAGAACCCATTCTTAAGACCCATAAGATAATCAAGAGAGTTTGTTGCTGTAATAGCAGTAGCAGAACCTTCTGCCTGAAGCACTAAAGGCATAGCGATGAATGCCTCGCTCCAGTTAATATAAGAACCGCTGTTTGAGAGAGAAGTTGTGTCTAAAACAATTTGACCGCTATAACTGCCGTTGTTATTATCGTTCACATACAACCACTGTTTTTCAACGAACTCGCTGGACGACACCTCGGTGTTGATGCTTTCTTCAAAGACAAGATTATCCATTATATATTATACAAAATATATTTTTTTTGTATGATATTGCTAAAGTTTTAAGAGAACCAAGGTTCTCCTATGACCTCTCCTTTTCAAATATTACTAAAGCAGGGGGTTCGTAAGGGGGCGACGCCCCCTACCTCAAAAGTCAAAGGATATATATTTTTTTGGAACTCTTGGTTGTGCGATTTTTAAATTGCGTAGTAATTCAGTTTTTCTTTGAACTTTTCCACCTTCATAAATTTCTGGAACTAATCCTGAACCCATCGTTCTTTTATGATTTCTTGCTAAATTATGATTTTTATTATGTCCCATAGTTGTTCTTAAACCTGCGCCACTCGTAGTTGAACCTAATTTATGAATATACATATATACTATATAAGATAAAATAATTTAGTTATTCAGTTCTTTTTGAAAAAGAACTTACAGAAAAAGGAGAGGTCATAGGAGAACCTTTGGTTCTCTTAATTAGAAAGGGTTTCTAATTCACCTTTATCTGCTATAATTAACAATATTACTAAATTATTATCCTCAAGAGCAACAGGAACATTATTCTGGTCTAAAAAGGATATTTGAAAAGAACCATATTGACCTGGTTGAATATCAATAAAACTATACTGATTAGGTGCTACAACGAATTGTGCTCCAAACTCACCTTGAGGGGCAAAACTATAAAGCAAAGAGTTAGGAATAGCAAAATTGTTATTCAATAAATTACAGGTTAAAACATAAGACGATAAGGGTGATACTTGCGGAACAGAATTAGAACCGAAAGTTTGTATTACTGAATAACTGGGGGATTGAGAAGCACCCATAGAATATAAAGTTCCAGTAATAGCACCTACAGTTTGAGATACAGATACAGTAAAAGCATTCGCACCACCAATAGCAGTAATATAAGTTCCAGCAGTAATACCTGTTCCTGAAATTACCATACCTACTAAAAGTGCTGGAGAACCAGTAGTAGTCAAAGCAGTTCCTACAATTGAAGTAATAGAAAAGGTGCTAGTAGCAGTAATAGTAATCGCTGCCTGTGCTAAAGAAACAGTTGGAACAGTAGTAGCGTAACCAGTTTCACCTTGAGGATAAAAACCTGCTGAAAAACCTACAATATTTCTAAAATTATTTGCTAAAATCCTTACCATAGGCATAATAGCAGAAGTAGGTCTAGACCAAGGTACTGGTGTCGCTGGTGATGAAGAAGTAATTGTAGCAGTTGAGTATGCTCCAATAGTATAAGTTGCTATAGGATATAGTGTTAAACTAATAGGATATGTATTAATATTGATTTGATAGGTTGATGAATTGATTACAAAATTTACAAAATAATAATACGCTCCAGTTGTGTCTGTTAAATAGTGTCCTTGCTGAATATTAACAAAGTGTAAAAAATCGTTGAGTGTAGTAATTTCATAAAAACCATCAGGTATAGTAATTGTAATCTCTCTACCATCAACCCAAACATAACTAAAAGTATTATTACCTTGTGCGGCAGTAATATTGAATGTAGAATAATACATCTGGATTGACCCTAAAGCGAGTTTTTGACCTTTTATGAAATCAACATTACCTGCTGGAAAGTTATACTTATAAACAGAGTTATTGGTATTAGGAACAACATTACTACTATTTACTATAAGAGTTCTCATATTATATAGTAGGGAGAGATTAAATCTCTCCCCTACGACCCCACTCTTTATTAAAATCAACATTCCTAAAATATTATTAAAAAAAGCAGGGGGTCTTAGGGGGACGGCAGTCCCCTAAACAGATAATTCAATAAGTAAATTCATTCCGTCATGCTTTGATATTTTACCTTGCGACATAAATTTCACTACTAATTTCCTTAATTCTTTTAATAAAGCGACTGAATTATTTCCTGCTAAATATTCTCCTTTCAAAAGGGCAAATCTATCGTTGTCTTCTTTATCTTCATTACTCATAGTTCTTTTCAATTTTAAAGCATTCAATATACCAGCACCAGTAGCAATTTTCTCAAATAGTTGTCTTTCTTCAATAGGGATTTGTTCGTAAATACGATTACTTACCTTACCTGTTTCTAATAGGTCTAAAATAAATTCTTTGAGAACATCACTAATAGGGGTTGGTTTGAATTGTGGAATACGCCCTAAACTTGGAAACTTTACATTCAAAATATCACGCTCTTTTAATTGCTGAATATTAATAACATACTTACCTAATTGTCTGTATGTAGGTTCAGGTTCGTATTTCACACCAGCACCGATTTTTTTTGTTCTAATTCTGCCGTTCTTTGCTTTCAAACCGAAACCAGATTTTTCAGTTGAAAAAGTTTCTCTGCTTGTAGAATCACTTACTCCTGAACTTGGTGCTTGTAGTGTGTTCGCCATAATATAATCCTTCAAATCACTCAAACTAGCACCTCTTCCAATATTAGTTTCATACCAGTTTCTAAATCCAGAGTTCTTTTCTTTAAGAGATACTAATTTTTTACCAGTAAGTTTTTCATTACTTCTTTCATTCACAATATAAATAAAATCTTGAACGCTTGGAGTTCCTGTGGATGAACCTATTGTTTTTGCTACTGCTAATCTTGCTATATCTGGAACACCTACTATTACCTGTGCTAATATATCAATATTATCACCTCCGCCTGTTGAACCTGAACTTTCAGCAATTTGTCTTCTTAACTCTTCTAGACCATCCAATTGTGCGTCGCTTACACCTGATATAGCATTCTGTAAATCCTGAAATCCAGCAAAAGCGTCAAGTCGTCCACTATTAATATCATCAATTATTTTTTGTATTTGAATTTGTGTAGGCATATTAGCAGTTAAATCTTGTAACATCGCTAAAGTTTCAAACTGGTTGATTTCACTATCTTGTGATACTTTTTCTAAATCTCTCTTTGATGGAATATTTTGCTCTAATTTATTTAATCTTTCTAAAACAGGTTGAACTATGTATTCAGGTAAATCTCTAAAAGCACGTTCAAGATTTCTATCTAGGTAATTAAATTGCTCTCTGGTAGGTAATATCGCCATCATATCTGTTATATTATCTGTCAAATCGTTAAATTTGTTAGTAATCATAGATAAGTTCCCAGAAACTCCTTTTGATGCTTCCAGTTCTTCCCTAAATTTCCTCAAATATTCTATGAAAAAAGTTGGGGATAAAAGACCCTTCGCAAACTTCTTATTAATCTCACGCTCTATCTGTGGAAAGGATTGGTTCATAGTAAATATCTCATCAGGCGTAAGTTCAGCAATTATAGCACTTGCTTCTCTGTACTGGAATAATCGCAGTAAATTATCAAGAGCAATCTTTTCTTGGAGTGCTAAATCTGCTTGTAGTTCAGCAGGAGATTTAAGTTGCTGTGCTGATATTGGTATGGTTTCACCACGCTGGAAACCTGCTCTTGCTTGTGATACATTAGCATCATTAGCAATTGCTAATCTTAAAAGTTCGTCTTGGGTCATAATTGCCTTTGAATAGTCGCTAGGTTTTCTCAAGTTTCGTATTATTAAACTGCCTGTTCCACTCATTCTGTTTTATATTTTATCTGGAGAAAATAAAATAAAAAAATTGTTGTGAATGAACTATAAAAAACTATTGGTTTTATTTTTCTTCACCTTCAATTTCATAAATATCGTTAAAATATCGCTAAATATATATTATAAAATTGATTTAAAATTATATAAATATTTAATATATATATAATTATGATTATTACCTTCTATAGAATTTATTGTAAAGATACTAATATTACTGACTGCTATGTAGGTCATACAAAGAATTTCAAAAAAAGAAAACAAACACATAAAGATAGGTGTAAAACCAAAACTTATAATATTTATACAAAAATTAGAGAGAATGGTGGTTGGGAGAACTGGATTATGGAAGAATTAGAGAATACAAATTTTGATGATAAAAGGGAAGCAGTTATTAGAGAACAAGAATTAATATTAGAACATAATGCTAAACTAAATACTTATGATGCTACTTTAAATATTATTAAACTAAGAGATACTGCTAATAAAATTCAAAAAAATTATTATGAAAAAAATAAAGAAAAAATTTTAGAAAAAGCAAGGGAGGTTTATGCTAAAAAAAATAATCAATTACTATCTACTTGAATGTCATAAATTTCATTAAATCCCTTACGAAACCTCTCATCAGGAGAACTTTCCAAATCCATTAATAGGAAGTTCTGTTTTTCTTTTGTAGCATCCTTATACATATTGGTAAGGGTTTCTTTTGACAAACCTAAATCAAACTCACGAGCAATCATCGTAAGATTTTTCATAGAAGATATTTGTTTTATTATTAGGTAAGTCATATTATTTCTAATCATCTTTGGGACAGCATAATACGACTGGGTAATATACACTAAACTGGCGTTCTTTTTTCTCGCCCTCAAGAAATATTGCTCCATAGGTTTTTGGTTCTTTTCACCTACTAAATCATCCATAACTATTAATGTTTGTTGTTCCTTATTCAGTTTATCCAAGTCAGGTAATCCATCCTTGTCTATTTCAGTAATTTTTAACCCTTTCTTACCAAGTTTCTCGTCAATATAATTATACAACGGTTCATCCTTATTTTTGGTACAGATGAAGATATTTTCAAAAGTATCAGGCATATTATATATTAGCGACATAAGTGTCTGCGTCTTTCCCGAACCACTTGAACCACAGATTATCATACGAAAAGGCAATTTAATATGATGAACTTCATAGTAAGGATTGTGGGATTTTAGAAGAAACCTTTCTGGGATTTTTTTATACCAATCTACTAATTCTGCTTTCTTGTCCTTTTTTGGAGGCATAGTTTATATAGTATATATAGAAAAATTAATTCTTGATTTATTTTTATCTATTGAATATATAGTATGTCGCAATCTATTTTTCCAATATTAATAGTAGATAAATTTATACCAAGTTTATGGTCTTTGAGTTCTACTACTCTAACAAGAGAATATGCTGATTTACACTATTTAAAATTTCCTTTAGCACAAGGTAGTGAAACTATACCTGCTAATTTAACTGTGAGTGGTATAACTTCTCTCGGTAATACATTCATAAACACAAGTGAAATTCATCTTGGAACTGGGTCTGGCGTAGGACAAGGAACTAAGTCAATTGCTATTGGAGAGAATGCGGGAATAGGGCAAGTAGCAAATTGTATTCAAATTAATTCTACTGGAGCAAATATAACTCAAACGGATGCGTCTAGTTGCGTTATAGCACCTATTAGGAATACTACACCTATTACTAGTACTAGTGGAAACTATTCATTACCATTATTATACAACACTACATCAAAAGAACTTTTTAATAATAATCTTCCTACTATTAATTTGACTGCTATTAATAATACTGCTGATAATTCATATTATAATTCATTCATTATTGTAACAACAGCGGGAGCAGGAACAATTAATATTCCAACTCCTATAGTTAGTTTCCCTGCTTATATTATTTTTTATAATGCTACTAGTTCTACTAAAACATTAACAGTTCCATCAGGACTTATTACGAGAATTTTTTCTGGTACTTCTAGTAGCACTACTACTTTTGTAGTCCCTATAGGTGGAGTAGTAAGATTAGATACTAATGGTTCTGTCTGGTATTTAACATCGTCAGGAGGACTTGCGAGTATTTTAAATTCTATT